GTATCCAGTTTATTTCAGGCGGTATTTATGCGCTTAGTGCTTCAGTATTAGATTTTCTAGGTTTTGATGATCTGTCTGCTCAAGCACAAAACGCCTCAGATGCTTTATTCAGGCAGGCCGAAAAGAATGCATCCGAGGCAAACAGACTGGCACTTGAAAGCAAGTCAGCTACCAGGGAGGCGATTCGAGAGATTCGTCAGACTGAGGATGAAGCCAATGCGGAGCGGGTTGAAAAAGCCCAGCAAACACTGACTGAATTGAAAGCTCAGGAGGAAAAGCACAAAGCTGATTATAAGACCATCAGTGATGAGCGCATTCGACTGGAACAACAGCTATATGAAGCACGTAAAACTGGTAATCAGGCTGCGATTGATCGGGCTGTAAAAGGTCTTACTGAACTGAATGCCAAGGAAAAGGCTTATCAGGCTGAAAGTCAGAAAATCACTGAGGCTAAGATTAAAGCCGCTCAGGACTGGGTAAATGCTCAACTTGCAGCAGCAGATGGTACACAGAAAGCAGCCGATGCAGCCACTCAGAAAACACTACAAACAACCCTTGCAGCTCAAGGTTTAAAACTTGAGTTTGATGATGCTGGCAAAGCAATTGTCAAAGCCATGGGTGACGGTGCTAAGGCTACTGAGGGCGCAGTAAACGCAGCTGATAAAGCGCGAAAATCTGCAACAGCCTTAGGCATGGATCTGGACGTTTCCTTAAATCGTGTCTCTGAAAAATTTGCCGAAAATAGCAAAAATGTTACCACCTTTGCAGCCGGCCTAGAGGATCTTGGGGTTAAGGGCAAGCAAGCTGGTAATGTTATCTATGAAGCCTGGCTGACATGGCTCCAAACAGCGAAGAGTCAGGCCGAAATTGATATGGCCAAAGCCAAGCTTCAGGAGTTTGGTGATCAAGGTAAAGTTTCGACTGGTCAGGTAGAGCAAGGCTTAATTGCGATTAAACATCAAGCTCAAGAATTGCCAGATGATATTGATCCTGTCACTGAAGCATTTAAGCGATTAGGCATTCAAACCAAAGAGCAATTAAAGCTGTCTGCTCAACAGGCTTTAATGGATTACAACACAATTCGAAATAGTGGTGAAGCCACTGCCGAAGGGATTGAGCAAGCACACAAAAAAGCAGCCCAAGCAGTAGCACTGTCTGGTGATGCAGGAGTCATAGCTGCATTTAATGCTGCGGATGCCACACAAAAGCTCAAGGTTCAAATTGATGATACCGGCAAGGCTTCTGTAGAGGCCGGAGATAAAGCGAATGATTCACTCCACAGCATGCGCCAATCAACGGATCGGGTTCGTGACGGGGTTAAAGGCATTGAGGGCAGTGTTCACTCTGCTACCCGGGCAATAGACGGCGCCAAATCTTCTACCGAAGCCTGGGCGGATGCACTTAAAGCAACTCAAGGCAAAATGGAAGCATCAAAGACTGGAAAAACCGCAAAATACGGGCTTTCTGTTGAAGAAATTGAACAAAAGCTTAAGGATATTGGCTATGAAGGTAATGCGAAGCAAAAAGCCCAGGAGCTATTTAAAGCTGCTGAGCCGGTCGCTGGTGGGTATTACAAGTCTGCATCAAATGAATGGGTGAAGAAAAACTATGGAGTATCGGCATACGACAATCAGAAAGCTTTGGGTAACGGTATGTATGTACTCGAGCAGATTGAGAAACTGAGCCAATATGTTGGTAAGAATAGTTCTAGCAGCTTGAACAATTACGCGCCGTCGATTCCTTCCGCACCATCGGTTAGAGATATGGGCCAGCCAAGCAAAGAAGTTACTTATAACTTTGATTTCAATGGTAAGCAAATGAAATTTAGTGGGCCTGCTGGACAGGAATCTTTAATGAATGAACTTGTAAATCAGTTAAAAGTACAAGCGAGATCAACATGAAACTCATTCGCTTAGCAACATCAGAGACCGTCCCATTAGAGGACGGTTTTTTATGGTTTGATGAATTCTCCTGGAAGGTTATTGAGCAGAATCAAGCCTATGCAATGGATGGAACTTTGCATATTCAGGAAGGCAGAAAGAAGTCGGGTCGATCAATTACTTTACAACCAGCAGATCCACAAATGGGCTGGATCAAGCTGCGTGAACTGCGGACTGTTTTGGAGTGGTCAAAACTGCAAGATGAAAATTTCAGACTGCAGTTTGAGCAACCACATGATAGCCGGCAATTCACCGTCAAGTTTAACCACCAGGATGGGGCTTTAGAGGCCGCACCGGTAAAAGGGATTCCAGCGGTATCACTGGATGATTATTTTAATGTGACCTTGCGCTTTACGGAGTTAGACGATGGCGATTGAAACCAAGGATTTAGTGATCTACAAGTCTGAACGCTTGACGGACAACACGGATGGCGGTGGTAAATATTCTGGTGTTGTAGTGCAGGATGGCATTAGTAATAACCTGTTCAATGATGTATCTGAAATGGATCGAACCATGGGTGATGTGTCCATGCGCAAGGTTTTCCCTGCTGTCACCACTGAAGATACCGATCTATTGATGGGAGCAACAGTCTTTGTATCTGAACTGCCTGCGGATCCAAACGTATCAGCACTGCTATTTAGTACCAAGAACTGGACGGATGAACGCCAGTCTGCTCAGAACCGGGTAGAAAACTACCTGGCCAAAGGCGGTCAGATCGCTGGTACGCCACTCGATACACATTGGCAGGGTATGTCATCACTTCAGGTTGTGATGTGGCCACAGGAAGTTGAAGCATCGGTTGGTGACACCATCGTATTGATTTCTGATGAAGGGAAGGCTTTAGAACGCGAGCAGTATGTGCGGATCACGAAAGTAGAGACACGCATTGCCAAGATGGTGATTGATAAAGAAGAGATTGAATATAAAGTTGCAACCTACGCTATCAATGACCCACTGGAAGCAGACTTTGTTGGGTTATCTGCAAAACAATGGTATGAGTTGCAGCCATCAAAAACCATTATCCGCGATACCTTGGTCGCTGATACCGGCCTATATTACTCATCCACAGCGTTAGCTTCTGATGCCAATGTGGGCGAATTTACCGTAAATGCCAAAAGCATCTTTGCTCAGTTGATTCCATCAGCTCAGACCGAAACACCGATTATTGATGTGAATGCGGCTGGTGAAAGCGTGGTGTTAGTTGCAGGTAATGAAGGAACTATTACGGTCAATTATCCTGGCATAGCTATTGGGGTAAGTCAGAACTTGTATATCGGCTCAGCGGTGATTCCATCCAGTGTGTCATTCACTTTGCAAGGTCAACAGATTACAGACCAAGGTGGCTTGCTTAAAAACACCCAAGGCACGCAGGTCGGCACGATTGATTATCAGCGCGGCTTGATTCAATGGACTGCAGCAGCACCAACCGGAACGATGAGTTTGAATATTACATTCAAGCCAGCTGCTGCACCGAATCAGTATTATCAAAGTCATTCCATCCCGGTGACTCAGAATAACCAGAGTACCAACTGGACCGGTATTTTAATTCCGATTCCAGCACCTGGTGCTTTGTCGATCTCATATATGAGTCAGGGTAAGTTTTATACCCTGCAGGATGATGGATCGGGGCAGTTAAAGGCTGCCAGTCCATCTTTTGGTTCAGGCATGATCAATTATGAAACGGGTTCATGGCTGCTCACCACAGGTGCTTTGCCGGATGTAGATACGCCGATTCTGCTGAACTGGGGCACACCAATTGTCACCTTCGTACGCTCAAATTTGAGTGTGGAAAAAGCTGCATTTGATTTTGATTTAGGCCGACCGGGTGTTTTGCCGGGCATCACCATCAGCTGGATGCTTGAAGGTGAAGAGAAAACGGCAACCTCTAATGCGCAGGGTAAGTTTACTGGTGATGCTACAGGTGAAATCAACTATGCCACCGGGATTGGCAAGATCATCCCAAGCAAGCTGCCTCAAAAAGGAACGGCTTTCTCCGTGATCTATAACTATGGATCTTCACTTGAACAAACCAAGATGGATGTTACCCCTGCAAATCAAAAGCTGACCTTTACCATTGGTACAGGACCAGCAATTCAGCCAAATAGTGTTGAGTTAAAAATTCCACTTCAAAGCAGTGAGGGGATTACAGGGTCTGTAACTCTGACAGATGTGCCGGTAAATGCAACTATGGGTAATC